ACCGCGCTTTGCCGCGAGACGCTTTCGCACCCTCCTCCAGTCGGGCAGCGGATGCATAAAATAACCTGTTGCATCCATTGGATCGCCCCCACCCCCCACTATGGGCATGTTTCTGTGCTCTGAACGACGAATCTTCCTGCCGTCTAAAAACGGCGACACCATGGGGTGATCCTTGATCTCCCGCAACAACTTCTTTGCCACACCCAACCGCAAAGCAAACTCAATCAATCTGGCGCTCCGCCTCAACCTCTCCAGAAAATACACCCGTCTCATGCCTACCCCTGAAGAAGTCAACTCTCTAGAAATCGAAAACGACCAAGCTGTCTTGGACTCGCTTCGCGTCATTCAAGTCGCCATCGATCCAGCCTCTCCGCTTTGCGGAAAGGTGGACCTGGACTTCATCCTCAAGCTTCCCCAGCACACCATCCGAGAAATCTATGACGCCCTCACCGACGAGGAGCGCCAAGCTCTCAAAACCCTCTACGGAGAAAACAATGAAAACCGCAACCAAACCTAAAGCCACAGCACCCGCTCCCGCAGCGGGAATCAAAAAAATCAACCTCGGAGGCATTGCCACCAAGGCTGAAAAAACCGCAACCGTTTACCCCACGCTCCCCGATCCCACCGGGGATGCCGCCAAACTCGCCTGCCCGATCGTCGCCATGGTCAAAACCAAGGGCAGGAAGGAGAAATAATTGTATGCCTAATATGTCTTACTGCCGATTCCGGAACACACTTGAAGACCTTCTGGATTGCGAAGAAAACATCAACCGCCAATTCGATGACATGGATGAAGACGAGCGCGAGGCGCATGACCAACTTATCAAAGTCTGCAAGCGTATCGCCAAGCAAGTGAAATATGAAAAATAGAAAACTACTGCAATCAATCCCTCTTCTTTACAAAAACGCGGTATGCCCATCTGCAAGAGACCTTGCCGCAGGAGCAGCGCAAACTGCCATGGATGTCATTCGCTCGAACTGCGACGCAGCGTTCTCGCATGAGATTGATTCTTATGAAGGAACCTTGTGCATCTGGTGGAAGCATGAAGTCGCATGGAGAGACATAACGCTGCCATGCAGGATGCTCCTTGAAGCAACGCGGGGGATAAAGCCAAAGCCTACATTCGACCACTCCATCAGATCTGTCTCGGTAAATATGCGCTACGACATCCCCATGTTTGAGCGCAACGAAAAAGACAATGAACCCGCAGACGGGAACTTGATAAGACAGGACTTTGCAAAGCAAGTTGAAGCATTCATTAAGAGATTCCAATTCATTGACAATGAAACTAATGGGCTTGTATTTGACCCATTAAAAAACCACCTTTTGCAAGTAATAACAAAGCCAATATGAAAAATAGACAATGAACAAAACTTACCTGATGGTCGCGGTGAGCGGATGCAAAGAAATCCAAAAACGGGTTGAGGGCTCGACAGAAAAAGAAGCGCGAAAGAATTTCTGGCTTTCGCTTTCCGAAGGCGAGCGCAACAACGCCGAAAGCATCGAATGCATCGAAGTTTGCAAACGCATCTCGCGCGAAAGAAAAATATGACACTGAAACCCTTCCAAGTTGAAGACCTTGCCCGCGCCGCCTTGCACGACGGCGCGATCATCGCTTGGGAACCTGGCATGGGCAAGAGCCTGGCTGCCGTCGCTTGGCCGTTGGTGAAGAAGGCGCGCCGCACCCTCATCGTCGCGCCTGGCTCGCTGCATCACCAGATGACCGCCTCGGCAGCCAAGTTCTTCAATATCTATCTCAACCCCGTCCGCAACAAGGAGGACTTCTCCAACCTCAAACTCAACCGCCCCGCCCCATCGACAGGGCCGCCAAAATTCTACATCACCAGCTACACCGCGCTGGGCCTCAACGAGGCCGACGAGTGGAGCGATTCCTTCGGGAAAAGCGGCAAGCCGCAGCCTAATAAAAATCTGCTGTCCCGTCGCAAATTCTGGTGCAAATCGCATCGCGTTCGGTATGATCCCGAGTGTGGTGAATCCATCGGCACCATCCAAAACGGCATCACTTGCCTGTGGACCCCCACTCTGGCCCGCCTTGCGCAGTCCCACGGCTCGTTCGATTGCGTGGTGGTGGATGAAGGCACCCGCCTCCAAGCCACCGAATCCCGCATCGGCTCCAGCGTGCGCCTGCTCCAGCCCAAGCTCCGTCTCGTCCTCACCGGCACGCCGATCAAGAACCGCCTCGAAAGCGTCTTCTGGCTCTGCGCATGGGCCACTGGCCACACAGACCGCTGGCCCTACGCCGCCACAGAATCCGCCAAGGAGCGCTTCGCCAATACATTCCTCCAAAAAGAACGCTACCTCACCCGCGAGCAGAACTCCCGCGAGTCGAGGACCATCATCAAACGCTCGAACCGCATCTGCTCGGTTCACCGTCTCTGGAAAACCATCGCCCCAGTCATCATCCGCCGCAGAAAAGCAGACTGCGGCTTCGACATCGCACCAAAAACCGTGACACCCATCCTCGTCAGCCCCGGCACGGCGCAACTCGCCGTCTACCAATACCACCTCCAACACGCGCCGCTCTGCGGCAAGAAACCGGGCTCCAAGCCCGTGCATCGCCGCACGCAGGTCGGCATGCAACTCACCAACCTGCGCCTCGCCGCCCTGTGCCCAGCTTCCGAGAAACTCGCGGAAGCGGTCACAGTCGGCAAAGGCCCCAAGCGCTCTTGGACGGAGTGGACCCCCAAGCTCTTCGCCACGCTGCAAATCATCCGCGAGTGCCTCTCCCACGGCAAGCAGGTGATCGTCGGCTCGCCCTTCCGCGACTTCAGCCGCGACTTGGCCGCCAAGCTCGCCGAGGCCGAGGTCTCCAGCGTGCTCCTCGATGGCGACACCTCGCCCGAGCAGCGCGGCCTGCTGGCCGATGAGTTCAAGCAAGGCACGCACGCCATCCTCATCGCGGGCCTCAAAGCCATGGGCGAGGGTCACAGCTTTGAGAATTGCTCGCACCTCATCCTGCCGGGATTCTCTTACGCTTACGATGAGAACGAGCAATTCATCCACCGGATCTGGCGCATCAACAGTCCAGAACCCGTGACCATTTACCCCATCCTTCTCGAAGGCTCGATCGATCAAAACCTCCACGAAATCTTCTCCGAGAAAGGCGACTCGTCGAATCTCGCCATCGACGGCAGGCTCTTCAAGGAACCCGATGCAGACCTCGACGCGGAATGGGTGCTGCGCGAAGCCCTGCGAATCTTCCGCAAGGACATCCCCAGCATCGAGGAGCAAAGCCTCATCGACCAATGGGAATCCACCCTCGCCCGACAACTCCGGCACGCCCACCTCCAATACTCGGAACACATCACCTCCCGAGGCCCCGATCCATCGGAAATGGCCGCCGCCGTCAGCCACATCAACACCCCCTCCCCCACCCAGTTCTCGGTCAATGTTTACCGAAAACACCTCAAGGCGGGCACCCTCAAGAAAGTCACCGCCAAAACCATCGTAGCCAGCACCAAGAAACTCAAAGCCATGAACCGACATAAAAAATGAACGACAAAGAATACGCCGAATTCGTAGATCCGCTCCTAGTGTCTCTTAAGGATTCCTTGCCTCCAGAGCTGAAACCAAAAACAAATTACACCGTCGCATCTATTGATCGCGATCACGAACAGAAGCTGATTGAGATCGGGTTCAAACCTGTGGATTTATCAAAAATACCAATCGCAGAGCACTATCGATTCGATCATTTAAGCGTAACAATCCCAAACCACATTGCCACATACTTGGCCAACTGCGAGTTTCCGCTAACTCAAGAAGAAATCAACATGCTCGAAGTCGAGATGGAAAAACACCACGGCGTTCAATCCCCCTGCTTTATCGACATGACTTCTCCACTCATCGAAACAGGGAAAAGCTACCAGTTCCTGCCAGAAGCCGAGCAGTTTCACAGCGGCTTTCTTTATATACACGCGGACTAAAACCATGAAAACACTAACTCCACAGCAACAAGAAGAAATCGAAAAGCTCACATATTACACGCCACCAGAGGATCAAGGCCAACCGCATTGCGCAGGGCAAGCAATATGGAGCCCCGATCCATCCAACCCAGGGCAATTCGCCATCTTGCGCCGCTGGGATTGGGACGACAATCGCGGGCAATTATCCAACACCCGTCACGAATACGAGGTTTATGAATGGGACGGCGAGGATGAAGACCCCATTTTTCAAAACCTCACACTCGGGAAGCCCGTGGCAGAATTTATTGTTCCAACAAACCGCTAGTCCTCAAACCCCGCAATCTCCGCAGCGCAGCGGGCATAGCCCGCGATGTCCACATAGGTGTCTCGAGTGGGCGTCTTGCAGGCGCGGGCGAGCTTGAGCAAAATCATCATGTGTGCGGCATCGAGCGGGCTGACCGCCGCGCTAGGATCTGAGCGGCTCTCCAAGTAGGCGTTCCAGAGCCGCGCGATGCGTTCATGGTTCGGCAGCGCGGCATCGTAGTCGCGCCGTCGCGCTCCGCTGGTGATCTCTTTTGCGGTATCAAGGATGCCCATCACAAGTCCTCGAACTCGCGCCAACGGATCTTGCGCTCCCGCCATCGGCGGTAGTCCTGGAGCCGCTGCGCGGCGGCCCCGTCGAGACGCCCGAGATTGTAGCTCGCAAACGCGATGCCCACCGAAAGGATTCCGCAGAGAACTTGGACTTCGATGCTCATTCTTTTACCGGCTCGGCTGTCAAAGCGAGTTGCGTCTGCGTG